CAATCCGAAATCCTGGTTGACCGTGGCGACACGGGCAACTTTCTTAACCTGCCGTATTTCGGTGGGGACCAGACAATGCGCTACGCCATCAAAGATGACGGCAGCGCCGCTACGCTCGAAGAGTTCTATGAGCTGTACGACAAGTGGGTCCAAGACCCTGACCTGAAGTTTCCAGAAGAGCCCAAGGCGCCTGATCACCCAATTAAGGATGGACCGCCCTGCCTACAGGCGCTGTGCACCCAGGGCGTGCCCGAAGGCACCCGCAACAACGCGCTGTTCAACATAGGCATTTACCTCAAGAAGGTCATTCCCATACATTGGGACGATGCACTGGTTGAGCACAACCTGAAGTACCTATCCCCGCCGCTGCCCAACAACGAGGTTCAAATCCTGGTCAAGCAGCTGCACAAAAAAGAATATCGCTACAAGTGCAAAGACTCCCCGCTCAACAGCTTTTGCAACAGCGGGCTTTGCAGGACACGCAAACATGGGATCGGGGCCCACGGGCCAGATGCACCGCAGATGTCTTCACTGTCCAAGTACAACTCAGAGCCGCCGCTGTGGTTCCTTGACATCAACGGCAAGCGAATCGAGCTGGACACCGAGAGCCTGTTTGCACAAGCGGCCTTTCAAAAGGCCTGCGTTGAAAAGCTGAACCTCCTGCCGCCCACGCTGCGCAAGCAAGACTGGGAGCAGCTTCTCAATGCACTGCTTAAGGAAATGGTGGAGACCGAGCAGATCACCGAGGCCAGCGAAGACACCAGCATCACCGGCCGCTTCAACGACCTGCTCGAAGAGTTCTGCACGCACTTGCAGCAGGCTATGGACCGCGAAGAAATTCTCATGGGCCGCCCGTGGACAGACGAGAACGAGGCCAAGACATACTTCCGCATGAAGGACCTTGAAGCGCACCTGGTGCGTAACAACTTCAAGGGCATGACCGCTCCCAAGATGGCCCAGCGCCTGCGAGACCTTGGCGGAGAGCCCATCAGCCTGTTCATCAAGAACCGCGCAGCGCGGTGCTGGCGCATTCCCCGCTTTAGCCGTCAGGACGCACCATTTGACACCCCCGAACAACGGACCCAACGGAGCCCATTTTGACCAACATCACCAAAGTGTTTGGGCCCCCGGGTTCAGGGAAAACTTTTTACTTACTTGGTGTTGTTGAGACCGAGCTGGAGAACAATGTGCACCCGATGAAGATCGGCTACTTTGCTTTCACCAAGAAGGCAGCCACCGAAGCGCGCGACCGGGCCATCCAGAAATTCCCGAACCTGAACCCGGACACCGACTTCCCGTTCTTTCGCACGCTGCACAGTCTGGCCTACCGCTGCCTGGGCATCAGCACCAAAGACATGATGTCGCCCGAGCATTATCGCGAGTTCGCCCTGGAGGCCGGCATTGAACTGGCCATCGAGAACGGCGACGAGGATTTTGCGGTCAAGGTCGACAACCCCATCCTCAACGAGATTAACATTGCCCGCATCCGGGGCATGGACCTGCGCACCCACTACAACAAGTCCGAGATGCAAATCGAGTGGTATCACTTTGAGTACGTTGAGCGCGCTTACCGTCACTACAAGACATCTCGCAGCCTGCTGGATTTCACCGACCTCTTGGAGCAGGTATTGCTCAAGCCCAGCCGTCTGCCCGAGCTGGATGCCCTAATCATCGACGAGGCGCAAGACTTGTCACGTTTGCAGTGGAGGCTGGTCGAACAACTCGCGTTGAGAGCCCAGAGGTGCTTTCTGGCAGGCGACGACGACCAGGCCGTCTACACCTGGGCCGGAGCAGACGTTGCGAGCTTCCTGGGGTTTTCGGGTAATGTCAAAATCCTTGATCAATCTTACCGAGTCCCCTCGAAAATCCACGCCTTGGCCAACAAAGTAGTCACCCGCATCAAGCAGCGCCAGCCTAAGGTCTGGAAGGCGCGCGAAGAGGAAGGCAGCATCAGCTACTACAACGACTTCCAACAAGTTGACATCAGCCACGGCAACTGGCTCATCCTGGCCAGCGCCAACTACATGCTCACCGACATGCACGACTGGATCAAGAGCCAAGGCCTGCTGTTCGAGCGCCACGGCCAACGCAGCGTCAGCGAGAGCATCTTGATCGCAGTGCTGGGCTGGGAGAAGCTGCGCAAAGGCGGTGAGGTCCCGTTCAACGTCATCAAGATGGTCTACAAGTACCTGGACAGCAGTCTGGTCAAGCACGGCCACAAGATGCTGCGCACGGCAGACCCCGCAGTCAGCTACACACTCGATCTCCTGAAAGAAAAGCACGGACTTCTTTCATCAGAAATCTGGAGCAAGGCGCTGACCAAGATCAGCGAGGACCGCCGGGACTACCTGGTCTCGCTACTGCGCCGCAATACACGGCTCACGGGCCACGTGCCCATCAAGCTGTCCACGATCCACGGCGCCAAAGGCGGCGAGGCAGACAACGTGCTGCTGCTGTCCGATCTGTCCACGCGCTTTGCAAAGGACTACGCCAAGAACTCCGACGACATTAACCGATTGCTGTACGTAGGGATTACCCGAGCCAAACAAACGCTGCACATTGTGCTGCCTAAAAACGAACAAAAAGGGTTTCGACTATGAGCCGCAGCATGCCTCTTTTCCCCCGCATTTCCGAGTGGCTCCCTCCCCAGAACTTTCCCAACCTGAGTGAAGCCAAGGAGATTGCAATTGACCTTGAAACCTGCGACCCGAACATGGAAAGCCTCGGCCCTGGATGGCCTCGAAATGATGGCTACATCGTTGGCTATGCTATTGCTGTTGACGGCTGGACTGGTTACTTCCCTGTCGCTCACGCCGGCGGTGGGAATCTGGACAAGCGCATTGTGGAGCGCTGGATTAGCGATGTCATGGCCACGCCGGCCGACAAGATCATGCACAACGCTGCCTACGACCTCGGCTGGCTCAGAGCATCAGGATTTAAAGTAAACGGCACGATCTACGACACCATGTTGGCCGCGCCCGTGCTGGACGAGAACCGCTACGCCTACAGCTTGAACGCCCTGGGCTTTGACTACCTCAAAGAGATCAAGTCTGAACAGGGTTTGAAGGATGCTGCCGGGGATTTTGGTGTGCACGCCAAGAAGGAGCTGTGGAAGCTGCCCGCCATGCACGTCGGTGAATACGCCGAGCAGGACGCGGCGCTGACCTTGAAGCTGTGGCATCACTTTCAGGTGCAGATGCGCAAGGAAGAAGTCGAGTCCATCTTTCAGCTCGAGACCGAGGTGCTGCCGGTCCTGGTGGACATCACGCTCAAGGGCATCAACTTTGACCGCGCCAAATGTGAAAAGCACATCATCGAGATGCGCCGCAAGGAAACCGAAATCTTGAAGTACCTTAAAAGCCAGGCCGGCATGCAGGTGGACATCTGGGCTGCGCAGTCCATTGCCGCAGCGTTCGATCGTCTGGCTATCCAGTACCCCAAGACCGCTGCCGGCGCGCCGAGCTTTACCAAGAGCTTTCTGGACACCCATGAGCACCCCGTGGCCAAGATGATCCTGGAGGCTAGGGAGCTGAACAAGACCCACGGCACGTTCCTGGAGCCCTACCTCAAGCACAGCGCCAAGGACGGCCGCATCCACACTCATTTTAACCAGATGCGCAACGAGGAAGGCGGCACGGTCACAGGGCGCCTGTCGGCCAGCAACCCCAACCTCCAGCAAGTGCCCGCGCGCCACGAAATTATCGGCCCCATGGTGCGGGGCTTGTTCCTGCCCGAGGACGGCCAGGTATGGGCGGCCAATGACTTCTCCTCCCAGGAACCTCGCCTGCTGGTGCATTACGCCACCATGCTGGGCCTGCCGCGCGCGGAGACGATGGCACAAGCCTATCGAGAAGACCCCAACATGGACTTTCACCAGATGGTTGCTGACTTGGCCGGAATTAAACGCAAGGCTGCCAAGACGATTGGCCTGGGCTTGATGTACGGCATGGGCAAAGCCAAGCTGGCCAACAGCCTGGACCTGCCCCTGGAAGAGGCCAGCGAGCTGATTGCCACGTTCCACAGCAAAGTTCCCTTCCTCAAGGGAACGGTGGACGCGGTGATGAAGCGCATTGAACACCCCGCCTCGGGCGGCTGCATCCGCACCCTGCTGGGCCGCAAGTGCCGGTTCCCGCTGTGGGAGCCCGTGGAGTGGGGCGTGAACAAGGCGCTGCCGCATGAGCAGGCAGTCATTGAATACGGCGTGCGAATCAAGCGCGCGGGCACCTACAAGGGCTTGAATCGCCTCATCCAGGGGGCTGCCGCAGACCAGACCAAAGCTGCCATGGCGGCGTTGCACAAGGCAGGGTTTAACCTGCTGTTGCAAGTACACGACGAAATAGCCCTGTCTGTTAGGAACATTGAAGAGGCCCGCGAGGCCGCCGACATTATGGCCAAAGCAGTAACCCTAGAAGTCCCCTCCCGCGTGGACGTGGAGACTGGACCAAGCTGGGGAGCTGCGGCATAATTGAAGTGGGGTGAATTTGCAGTTGCCCCTTGTTCTATTAGGTAATTTTGGGCTGGGGGCTTGCCTCCAGCCCTTTTTTTCCGATACACTGCAAAGTCCAAAAGAAAGGAGAAATATATGGGTCGATTACCTAAAGAACGAACACAAGTTGTTCCGGCTTATCCAGAGCCATATGTCCGTCAGCCTGCAAGGCTTGCGCAGCCCCGCGTTAAGAAGAAGCGAGGTCGTCCGCGCAAGAACGGCAGACCAAAAGAAGACACTTACGACAGGGTGCGATCTTCCCCTTCCAAGCGCGCCGGCAAGCGCTGGATCACCGTCTCTCTTCCCGAAGAAGCGTATTACATGCTCAAGGAAGTTGCGGCGTTCTACAAGGTCGGAATGGGGGCGTACATGCAAGGCCTACTCAAGACTGCCTTTGACCACGCTTACAAAGAGTCCCTGACCTTGCAGCGCATTGACAACAACAGAAAGAAGGCTAAAAATGAAATACCAGACCGAGATGACGTTCCCCGTCGAACTCATTTTTGAAGTGTTACCTCCAATGGACGTAGAGGGCACGCAACTGCCCGCGCAGCTGGACATCACCAGAGTCCTGCTCACTATCACCGGCCCAAGCGGCAAGCCCCGCCAGGTCGATATCACCAACACTCTCAGCGAGGAGCAGACCCTGTTCTTTGAAGACGAGATTGTGGAGAACTACGATCGAGACCATGGGCACTGAAAATGAAACTACACGAGGAACTACGCTCAATCAAGGAGGTCTTCCCCTACGTAGAGGGACTGCTTGAAGCGGCTGCGCAACGCATTGAAGATCAGCGCCTGTGGAGACAAGCCTGGCTGGATGCAGAAAAGAAGGTTGAGTTGTTGACAAGTGAATTAAACGTGATAAAGTCAAGTCTTCAAAACAGAAAGGAGAAAGAAAGAAATGATTAAACAGCCGACTAAACGCGAAGCTGAGATGTTCAACAAACTTGCTGCTACAGGCAAGTACGTGGACACCGGCAAGGTACTGATAGGCGTAGCCTACACACCACCTCTGCGCGAGATGCATCCAGAGGAGGCGTACATTCAAAAGGCGCTTTTGATGAAACAAAAACCGGGAGCTGCCAAGTGATATGCCCCGTCTGCCAGGCCTGGGTGTCCATTAAAGAGACACGGGCGCGCTCCCAAAACAATTCCACCTACCGGCGATACGAGTGCGCTAACGAGCACCGTTTCACCACCACCGAATCATTGACAAAAGTCATTGAAAAACCGAAGCAAAGAAAAGGAGAAAGCAAGTGATCAAGTCTGACAAAATCCGCGAATATTTTCGCGCGCATCCCGAGGCCGAAGTGACCAAGGTAGCTGCCAAGTTCAAGGCCTCCCGACCCATGGCCTACAAGCTGCGCAAGCAGGTTCAAAACGAGTGGCGGCCGCCTGAGGCGGTGCCTGTCCCTGATCCAAACACCAACGGCAAGCCCGCGCGCAAAGTTACCTTGACCCGTAGCCAGATGGAGATAGCAAAGAAGATAGGGGTGTCTTTGAAATCATATATCCAAGAGGGCCTGACGCTGGGTGTGCTGAAGTACGACGACGAGTCTGCCCCGCAAGAGACGGACGTGGACGAGACCCTCGACGAGCGGGCCCAGGACTACGGCACATTTAAAGAGGGTGCTGCACTGATGCAGGGGATTAAACGACTGCTGGCGGACCATGCACGCAGGCACGACAAGTTGTTTGCTGACGATCAGTGGGAGGCTATTGAGATGATCGTGCACAAGATGGCGCGCATTGTCAACGGCAACCCCGACAAGGTAGATAGCTGGATTGACATTGCAGGTTACGCCACACTGGTCTCGGACCGCTTGCAAGGCAACGCCCGGTGACGGTTGAAGACTATTTCAAGGCTATCAGGTGGAAGGTGTATGCCCTCTTCCTGGTAGCCATGTGGCTTTTTTACGAAACCTGGGGAAACTACTGAGCAGGTTTTGTACGATACCGGTATAATTTAATTTCCATCCACAGAAAGAGAGAAAGAGATGAACTTCAATTTGAATATCCACCGCGTCAAAAGCATTCGCTTAGGCGCAATCCGTCCAAGCCAGGCAACCGACAACCGTTCTGCCTCGCGGGACATCGTCATTGAAACTGATGAGGGCAATTTTGAATTGTCCTTGTTCTCGGTGTACGTTGACGATGACAGCGAAGAGCAGCTGCTGGAGGTCAAGGTATGAGCATGAACACCCCATTCCACCTGCGCCAGCGGGAGTTCAACGCATTCAACGCCGACAACCCCGCCGTGTGGGAATACTTTGAACGCTTCACCCTCGAAGCCATCACCGCCGGCCACCGCAAGATTAGCCATTGGCTCATCATCAACCGCATCCGCTGGGAAGTGGCCATGGTCACCACCGGCCAGGACTTCAAGAT